CCTTTCACAGCCAACCGCAAGGGATAAATATCCAGCACCTTCAACAAAAACCCATACTTGATCCAGCCATAAAAGTCGTCTATCAACAACACTTTCTGGCCCTCGTATCCATCCCACCAAAGGTCCGCTCCCGACGGCGCGGTAACGGTATAAACCTCCTCGAATCCATGCTTCTCGTACACTCGCCTTGTCTTGCCAACGCCAGCTGCGCCCCACACCACCTGCACTTGTAGCTGTAATCGCATGGCATTACATTGCTTACGCAATGTCAACTCCCGAGCTGCTGTAAGTCCACGATGATACTTGACAAACACATCAGGAGCACTCTCCAACACGTCATGCATGCTCTTCCCCTCGCGCAAAAGTGACACAGCATCCGCTATGTCCGTGCGCTTGCCCTGCGTGACGTCCAACGTACCTACAAACTCTGGTTCGCTTCCTGGAAATCTTGACTCAGATTTCGTGCAGTACTTGATATTGCTTGCAGCATCTCCATTTGCTGGTTCGCAGTGAGCGTGCTCGGCTCCCAAGACCTCTGACTTGAGCTGCTTGAGACGCGTGGGTCTGTGCAACTCAACGTACCCCTGGACATGAATACGCCCCGTACCGGGGGCGATCTCATACTGCCAGACTGCCCCCCGGATGAGTTCATGGGGGGGGTCTGGTAATCTCCAGAACTGGAGCTGCCAAATGTCCTTGTTGGGCTCATCACGGCCTCCCACAGACTCCCTACGGGAGCTTGAGGCCTCCACAACGGGGTCCCCGTCTCCATCATCGTCATCTCCGCGTCCATCTCGTAATTCGCCCTCTGGGCGGGAAACTGCGTTTCCATCATTACGGGACTCTGATTCTCCTGACGAATAGACGTCCCCATGGATGGTGAAACACCATCTTCTGTGAGGTCTATTACTCCCGCCTGTGCTCGCAGCTGACGCTCCTGCTCCTCCGCCTCTTCCAGAGCCTGGTGAACCACCTCTGCGAGGTGGTGAAACTGGTTCACGAGATTCAGGTGCATTTCGGAGCATTCCTCAATATTTGCACTCAAATCGTTCAGCATATCCTGAATGTAAGGTCGCATCATCCTTCGCTACTTACTTGTCGCTATCGCTCCTTGCTCGCTCGCGCTCGATGGGCTTCTTCGAAATTCTTTTTTAATTCCCCTCCGAAAAGTCGGGTACTTTCCTTTCTCCGAAGCCCCCCTGGTCTATCAGGAAACAGACAGTTCCCTGTCTGTCCAACTCCTTCGGAGATTGCGTTACGCGTTACGCGTTACGAAGTTGCCAGGTAATACTAGGGGCTACTTCGTGACGCCCCGGCCTGGCAACTTCTTCACTTAACTATCATCACCCTATTGCAGCGCCCCCTCAAGGGGGCTCGCTTGCTAGCGCAATGGCCTTAAAACCCCCCGTCGGCCGCCCGCTTCGCCGCGGCCTCGACCCCCCAAGGGGGGGCTTTTCCAATAATAATCACCATGCACTTAAGCTATGTTTTTAGTACTTTTGCTATGCGCTTGCGCGAGGCTTGACAAGCAAGCAAAACAATCACTATGAACACTCCTGCCCGGACCGCCTGGCGCTCACCGCGCCCAGTCGGCGGTCCTCCTTCGGAGATACACACACTCCTTTGTTTTTCAAATTTGAATTCAAATTTTAAATTTTACTCTTTACAATAGGTTCAACATCATAAAACAATTTCACAAACTCTAGACCATCCATTGTCACCAATTCACGATTGATAACATCAATACTCTTGCGTGCGTCCAAACCTTCTCTTACATAGCGCTGATAACAATCAGCAAACAAAGCACACACACCTTGTCCAGCAAGCAAATACTCCTTAGGAATCACGTGCATAGACGTACTGCGGTCCATCAACACTCGAACGACATTCTGACCTGTCATATACTGGGCACCATCATCACAGCCAAGCACATCGTTCTTCCAATCCTTGCAATCATTGGCATTGTACACATACCTTATGCCACCTGTGACATGCACATAAACCGCATGATCGACAGGTCCTTGCAACCGGACAATACCTGACTTCACTCCTGCGCCTCTCACATACGTGCCTCCTGCACTCGGAATACGCCTAGGGACTCGGTCCAATCCATTGACAACTGCGTTGTTCAACTCGGAAAGCTTATTGCGCGTACTACGCCTTTGGCGGGAAACTGGTGCTGATGCACCTGCACCTGCGCTTGGGCGGGAAACTGGTGCTGATGCACCTGCACCTGCGCTTGGATAACGATTATACGCTTCTACAACTAACCTTGTTGCCTCTGCGTCGCGAGCTTGAATTTCCCGCCTAAGACGTTCCTCAGCCGCCCGAGTACGACGCATCATCTCAAACAACGCTTCCTCCTCATCACTCGGCAAACGAGGGCGCTTCAAATGGTCTCTTGCTGACATTGTTCTTGCTTCGGGTGCCTATTGACTTGCGTTGTGCAACTACAAAAGCACTTCCACCTCGCGACCAAATACTCCAAGAAATTAATTTTTAATTCCCCTGCTGACAGCCTCTTGTCTGTCCAATCTTCTGTCCAATCTATCTCCGAACTTTTTCTCCGAACTTTTTCTCCGAACTTTTTCTCCGAACTTTCGTAAAACAAAATACACATTCACTCGTGGGTTTTACATTTCTACTATTTCAGTATTTGCGTTACAACTACACTACAGAAATGACACCCTGTGTATTCACCCACTGAGGACGATTATCGGTGTTGCTAGTTGCAAAACCAGGATTTATCTCCGTAATCTCCATGCTTGCTCCGCTCAACAATGCTGTTGAATTAATCTGACTGTTAAACTGAATTTCGTTAACAGCGCCTCCCAAAGGGGGCAACACTTGAAAATGACCAGTATACATAAACTGTGATGCACCAGCAACTAACTGATGCGCAGCAATCTGCGCTTGAGGGCTATCTGTTCCATTCGCACCAGCTGCATACTGATCAAACACATACGTTATCCTTCCACTGTTAATTGCACTGTCCAACCAAGGTGTACCGTTAATAGTAGGTGCTGTTGCATTGCCGCTCTCTACGTTCAAGCTAATTGACACCCAACCACTAAACGTGTCTGGAAAAATCACACGCAAAATGCAACGACCTGCACCCGACGTGCCACTAATCACAGTACAACCAATAGAATTCTTCAATCCACGGTACACTGTAGGAGAATCTGCCTCAAAGAAATTACCAGCTAACGGAGCTGTACTCAAAAAGATATCCCTCTGAATACCTAAACCACGATTGGTAAAAAACTTTGGCTTCGCCAAACGTACGGTATACTCCACCCACAGTTCACCAATGCATTGGTTCTGAAATGCTGTGGGCAAATTCTGAATAGCAATCTGAAACTGACCATGATCATATGTCTTCTGATCCTCGCCATATGGAACTGGTGCTGTACGCACAAACTTCACACTGTCAGTAACCTTTGCAGGGTCACATTCAACTCCATGAACAATTGTCTCCGTCACCTTGCCTGAACAAGCACCATGGTATTGCATCATCACCTCCTTATCAGCAAACGGTGCTTGTGATGCATTGTAGTTCGTTGCAAGAATCAACGAACCAGCCTGACCAGATGTATTAGATGTACTCTCAGACACAGTGCTTCGATACATGAATACACACTTCACAAACTCATACTCCTCAAAATTTGCCGCTATCTGCGACAACCAAGGAAACGTTTGTTGCATACCAGGATTCAAAATGTATGTAGTGTTCTCAAAACCTGACGATGCAGGTCCATACACATCGCTAATATACTCGCGATGCGTCAACACCATATCACCAGTTTCATCAGAATGAATACGACCAGACAAAGCACTTTGCATGCTTGCACCAGTTGTCACCAACTGATTACTAGTATAAGCACCACGGCCAAGAAACATACTCGCTGCACCTCCAGCGGCGCGACCCAATGCATAACCCAAGGTACGATTGCCAAAAGCTGCGCCTGCGGCGCTGCCCACACGACCACCCATATCACGCAAAGAGTACGCTCCGCGTCCTACCCATCCGTACATCTTCCTCCTCGCTTTCTCTTCGTCAGACACTTGACGGTACTTTGCACCTGCCGTAATACCAAGAGACTGTGCATCAGCACTCCCACGCTTAACATACACGGTACCGTACTCACTGTACGGAAACTTACCACCCCGTGACAAAATACCCGCAGCCACACCGCGAGACACCTTCCTCCCAGTGCTCGCATAACCGCTTGCCGTTCGCATACGCTTCCTTGAAGACATGTTGTATATGTACTTTTGATTTTCACAAAAACTCGCTACGTCACTCGCGACTTTTACAAATGTACAATATTTACAACTATGTTACAAAACAACAGACAGTACTCTATCGAGGACTAAAACCAGGGGCATACTGCCCCTGGTCGTCCTCTCCCTCTCCTGCACCCTCAATATGTTCAATACTATGAATACGTCGCCTCAACGCCGCCGTCATTCCACCCGCATACCAAGTCTCAGGAGCCTTGTTGCTGGTGATATACACAGTTTCCCAACATGCATACGCATGACTCCCTTTCACAGCCAACCGCAAGGGATAAATATCCAGCACCTTCAACAAAAACCCATACTTGATCCAGCCATAAAAGTCGTCTATCAACAACACTTTCTGGCCCTCGTATCCATCCCACCAAAGGTCCG